CGCTGGAGAGATGGATGAGTATCCGACTATGGGTAATAAAACTTTTGATAGTTCTAAGATGGCAGAAGCTATGGGGTATGGAGGAATAGCAGGAGCTGGGAGTGATGAAATGAAAAGAAAAATAGGAGCCGTTCAAACAGCACAGGCTGCTGGAATGAATCCGGATAATGTTCCCGAAGAATTAATGGGAAACTTAACAAAAGATTATAGCGGTGTTATGAAAGCCTTAAAAAAAAGAGATAGTAAATAATGAGCGTAATAGGAAATGATTTAGATGAAGATGTGTATATTGGAATTGGGTTGCCATTAAACTACGGCGATGCTGGCTTTTTTAAAAGAACAACGACATCTTTAGAACAAGCAAAACACAATATTAAAAATCTTCTACTTACAAAAAAAGGAGAAAGATTAGGAAATCCTACTTTTGGATCTGATTTGTTTGCTATTTTGTTTGAACAAGAAGGAGATGATTTAGAAAGTAAAGTAGAAGAGGCTGTACGTTCTGCTATGAGTGAGTTTTTACCATTTATAAATGTAAACGCTATACGGACTGTATTCTCATCTTCAAATAGAAATATTATTAATGTTTCTATGCAATTTTCTTTAAATGTAGACTCTTCTTCATCTGATGAATTGTCTTTAGATATAAATAATTATTAAGGGGATAGGCAATGCCATACTCAACACCTAAAAAATCAGTAAAGGAAGTTAGATACTTAAATAAAGATTTTACATCTTTTAAAAAAAATCTTATTGAATTTACTAAAATATATTTTCCAAAGGAGTACAATGATTTTAATGAATCGTCTCCTGGTATGATGTTTATTGAAATGGCATCTTATGTGGGTGATGTTCTTTCTTATTACATAGACAACCAATTTAAAGAAAGTTTATTGGCCTTTGCAGAAGAAAAAAGAACTGTATACAATATGGCACAATCTTTGGGTTATAAACCAACACTAGCAACAGCAGCTTCTGTTACTCTTGATATATTTCAAACTGTACCAGCAACAACAAGCGGCGCTGGGGATTCTTTTAAAACAAATCCTGATTTGAGTTATGCTTTGGTTCTAAAAAGTGGTATGGAAATTGAATCAGACACAGGAGTTTCATTCATCACAACAGAAGATTGTAATTTTAAATTCTCAAGTTCTTATGATGCTATGGATATTTCTATTTATGAAAGTTCAGGAGATACACCAGTAACTTATCTACTTCAAAAATCCGTCAAAGCCTCTAGTGGAAATGTTACTACAGAATATATTCAATTTAATGATGCTGAAAAATATAAAAGAGTTGCTTTAAACAATTCTAATATAACTGAAATTATTTCTTGCACGGATAGTGATGGCAATAGTTGGTATGAAGTTCCTTTTTTAGCACAAGATACTGTATTTGGTGATATGGAAAATATACAGGCCAATGACGATGATTTATTTACTCAAGCCGACCAAGCTCCTTACTTACTGAAACTATTGAGGACTCCTAGAAGATTTATAACTTTTATCAGAGAGGATGGAAGGACAGAGATGAGATTTGGCGCAGGAACATCCGATAGTCCTGATGAAGAAATAATTCCAAATCCTGATAATGTTGGTTCATCCCTACCAGGATCACCATCTTACTTAAATACAGCTTTTGATCCTTCTAATTTTTTAACAACCAAAGCTTATGGTCAAGCCCCATCTAATACCCAATTAACCATTAAATACAGATACGGCGGTGGCATTAATCATAATGTAAGGGCTAATAGTTTAAGACAAGTTCAATCTTCAAATATTTCTTTAGATGCATCTTCATTATCGGCTGGCTTAGTAAATCAAACTAAAAATTCTGTTGGGGTTAATAACCCAATACCAGCTTCAGGCGGAAAGGGCGCAGAAAGTATTATTGAAGTTAAAAATAATGCATTAGCTTTCTTTCAAGCACAAGCAAGAGCTGTGACTAAAGAAGATTATATCACAAGAGTCTACGCTTTACCTGCAAAATATGGGAATATATCTAAAGCCTATATAGTACAAGACAGTCAGTTAGACAGCGACACAGGAGCTAATTCTGATAGTAGGATTGCAAATCCACTAGCTCTTAATCTATATATTTTAGGTTTTGATTCTGGCAAAAGACTAGCCGTAGTTAACAGAGCAGTTAAAGAAAATATACAAACTTACCTAACACAATTCAGAATGGTTACGGATGCTGTAAATATAAAGGATGCTTTTATAATTAATGTAGGTGTACAATTTAGTTTATTAACTAAGAGTGGTTATAATAAAGAAGAGGTAGTTTTAAAAGCTATACAGACAGTAAAAGAATTTTTTAACATAGATAAATGGCAAATTGGTCAGCCGATTGTATTAGCTGATTTAGCTTATCAGATATCTTTAACAGACGGAGTATCTGCTGTAGTTCCGCCTGAAGCTAATAATCCGAATGGTTTGCCTGTATTGATTACTAATAAGTTTGAATCATCCAAAGGTTACTCTGGAAATGTTTATGATATTACTTCTGCAACAAAAGGCGGTGTGGTTTATCCATCACTAGACCCAAGTTGCTTTGAGTTAAAATTTCAAAATACAGATATTGAAGGTCGTGTAGTTGGCAACTCAGCTGGAAGTCCTGGCAATTCTAATGGAGGATCTTACTAATGAATTATTTTATTTTCCCCGATTCCGACACAACTATATACCAAGCAACTGGTAGTTCTAATACTGGTCTTGATGAAATATTAGAAGTAACAAAGACTATGAATAGTTCGGGAGCCAATGTAAAGGTGTCTCGTGTTTTAATTAAGTTTGATTTGGGTGAAGTTTCATCTTCTATTGTTGATGGAACTATTACTAATCCAAAGTTTTATTTGAATATGTATGACGCTAATTCTCAAAATTTAACTACATCTCAAGAACTATATGCTTATCCTGTAAGTCAGAGTTGGGTTGAAGGACAAGGAACTTTCTCAGATAGCCCATTAACTGCAGAGGGTGCTAGTTGGAAATTTAGAGATGGTATTACAAATAGCACTCCTTGGAGTGGTTCAGCAACAGAAGTTGAAGGTGGTGGTTGGTACAATGAAGTTTATGCAAGCCAATCATTTAAATATGAAACCTCTGATATGAGGATGGATGTCACTCCTATTGTAAATAAGTGGTTAGATAAAACATACACAAATGAGGGATTTATAATAAAAAGAAGTGGAAGCTTTGAAAATTTAGACACCAATACAGATGAAGGTAGCGCAGAAAGGTTAGGAGAGTTTAGATTCTTTTCAAGAGATACTCACACAATATATCCACCTAAGTTGGAAATAGAGTGGTATGATACTAAGTGGAGTGCTGGATCATTGAGTTCTTTATCTTCAGTTGAGTTAGAGGATTTATCTTTTTATATGAAAAGTTTAAGACCTGAATACAAAGAGAAATCTAAAGTAAAATTCAGAATAGTCGGTAGAGCTAAATATCCTACTAAATCTTTTTCTAATACTACTTCTGAATACCTAACTGTAAAAGCATTACCTAGTGGTAGTATAGAAAACATAGGTGGTGATGGAACATATTATTCTGTAAGAGACACACAAACAGAAGATGTTTTAATACCTTATGGTACTGGCTCTTTAGTAAGTTGTGATTCTACAGGAAATTATTTTAACCTTTGGATGAATGGTTTTCAATCAGAAAGATATTATAAGTTTGAGTTTAAGGTTGTTAGTGGTAGTAATACAGTTGATGAAACTGTACAATTTTATGATGATGATTTCGTATTTAAAGTAGTGAGATAAAAAATGCCATACACACAAGAGGAATTAAAAAACTTATCTTTTTATCAAAATTTGATTAATGAAGATGAACAGCAATATCTACAAAGAAGAGATTTGTTAAGGCTACAAGCTTTAGTTTCTGGCTCAGCTCCTGCTGATAATCTTTTGTCTAGAGATAAAACTGGCGCTATATTACTTTTTGAAAATCCTTATTCAGATAGTTTGCTTGAAGATGAATCATCAAAAATTACTTATAATACCACAGTAAAATTATTAAAAACAACATCATCCGATACCATCATTGATGAAATATTGGATAGGGATTTTGGGGAGTTATAGTGGCTAGTAAATTAACAGAAAAAGAAAAACAACTACTTGATGCTAATATTAATACTAGAGTAGGATTAAAACCCTACGAAGATGGTTTGTGGGGATCTCAAGGAAATAAAGATTTTGTTTATTTTGAATTATTTGATGATAGCAATAACCTCATTCAATTTGAAAATATCCCATCATCAGAATTTGTTGTAAATACGGATAACAATAATATTGAATTTTTTCCTGGCAATCACATTAGAAGATTGGGTTATCAGAGCGGCACATTTAATATAAGATATAATTTTTTAAGAAAATTAGCAGGTGATGAATCTCCTGTGTTGTTACACACATTAAATAAAAATGATACAAAGGTTGGTGATGTATACACCGACACAAATAACATATATATAACCGATGATGCTATAGTTTATGCTGCAAATGAAGAGAATTATAGACTAAACCCAACAACTACCGAGCAACTAGCAGTAGAAGATTTGACATATCAAATACACGAGATATCACCAAGTAGAACTGAGGTGAGACTAAAGGCTAAAAAGATACAAGGTTCTTATACAGACCAGTTTGTTGATATACAGACTCCTATAAAGTTAAATGATGTTGTGAATCAGATTTCTTTTGTAGGTTCAACGATATACGATTCTAAAGATTTAAATTTAACTCCTGAAGCATTTGGATTTTTATTTACACAGAAAATGGTAAATGGTTCGATAACAATACCAGAGGTGTTTCAAGTGAGTCAGGTGGAAGTTCCTGTAAAAACCAATATCAACATTATTACAAATCCTGGTGGTGAAATAATTGAGACAGATTCTTTAGGAAATGTAGTAAATGCTTCGACTATTTATCCATGGGATGAGACATTACACGATGGGGCATTAAAAGTAGAAAATTGGTCAATTGGATTTAATTATCTTTCCACTGGAACATTCGCAGGAACAAATCATATTGGCTATCATGCCCATTGGGTTGAAAATGAAGGTAAGGAAGGTGGAGTTTGTATGAAGTTTCCGGACCAAAATGCAGCGTTTATGGATTTACCCGAATGGCCCAATGATCAAAGATATCGTTGGCAGGGGATTAATCAAGAAGTACCAAACTTATTAGGACAAGGTGTTAATAATTTAGATATAGCTAATATCAATATGGATATAAGAAGTACAGTTGCTAATAAAGGAGTTGAGGTTTCTTTAAGATATACGAGTGAAATGGATACAGAGGATGTTCCAGCTTTGCCACCAGCCGGCTATTTCGATCCGACTGATTTACCTCCGAGTGAAGAAGTTCCTAGTGGCGACAATGCTTTCCCTCCAGGTTATATAGCAAATACACCAGGCAACGCACAACAAGTAGAACCCCAGCCGCCGAATAAGATGACATTAATTTTGTCTACTTATGATATTCCTTTTTATGATGCCGCTGTAGGTGCCACTACTAATGATGGTGATATGATTGCTGGTGCTGGCGCTTGGAAAATAACAAGTCGGACAGAAGCTAATGATATGTATTTTTGGGCCCCAAATTTAGTAGGAGTTGAATATACTAAAGAAGGTGCTATAAGCGAAGGGGAAGAATGGAGATGGAATGGTGCTTCTTGGGCTGTAAATCCTGATTTTTCAAATCCTTATCCTACTGCTCCAATAGATACAGTAAATACTTTAGAATTTCCCAATGCGGTTAATGCTCATCCTTATCAATTAGAAGGACAAGGGCAACCAAAATTTAAAAGGGATACTAATCCTGGTGAAAATAGAAATTGGCAAACAGGCACAACATTAGATGGTGAAGATACTAAACTAACTACTGTCTGTAATGTTGATGCGAGTCTTGTAAATAACAATGCTATTATTTTATTAAAAGACGATTTAGTTTGGATTGTTGGTGATGTAAAATATACGACAAATAAAGAAAAAATACACCTGTTAACTATAGATGAGATGTTTCCTCAATTACACACAACACCGATAGATAACAGAGAAGGTGGATCACATTCAGTTTATAATGATATATTCAAACACGGTAGAATACAGAGTATAACAAGAACAAGACAGGGGACTACAAATAATCACAATAAAGATAATTTTTTTGTCGTATGGTATACAGATGGTACTGATAATGATGATAGAAATAAAGCATTTATAGCAGAAATAGGATCTCAAACTTTTTTGAATATTAGAAATGTAAAAGATTTAAATGAAGGTTTTAATGAGGCTGTAAATGCAGCCGGTGGAGAGTTTGAGTGGACTTTTAGTAGAAGAGCTGGGAATTGGGATCATTATGTTTGTGTTAAAAATACGGGCAAACTCTGGTTGATGAGAGATGGTGATGGGGCCTTTTTTGAATTAGCACAAGAAGGAGAATTTTTTGTCAATGATGATTCTTTTAGTTCTGGAGCTTCAAATTCATTTAAAAATAGATTTGGTGATGGAACAGAAATTGTTCCTGGTAACTATTTTGATGTTTGGTTTCCAACTGGTCATACATCTGGTCATTTTTCTAATTTCGCAGGAATGTACGATGTGCATGTTGTCACCGGTGGTAGTTATATAAATCTAAAATCTGATGAGTCAGGTGTATCAGAAAGATTAAATATAAACGAACTTGCTTTTGGTGCTGGTGAGGTTGGTATCGGTGGTGTTGATTTGACTTATGGTAGTAGAAATCCAGCGGCTAGTAATTATAATCCACTTGCTTTATATGATGATGGAACTTCTGAATTTGCTTTTGATACAAATCCAGCTAAAATAGGAACTTTAAGTCCAGAGGGTTTGTGGAGATGGAGTGGTGACTCTAGCATTGGTTGGGTAGAAAATATGGCTAACCCACCAAGATATGTCTATAAATCACCGATGTCTACAAAAATAGTAGCTGCTCCGGAAATAGCTGGAGAGTGGGTAAATTTAAGTGTACAGATACCTATACCATCTGATTGGTTGCTTAACCAAAAATGGTACTTTTATATTTATGGTAATGGAAAAAGCAATGACGGAACAATGAGTCAAGGTACAGTGTGGGTAGATAATGTGTATGTAGATTTTACTCTTGTAGAGCAATCTCAAACTATACCTGTTTTCAAACCATTCACTGCGCAAATAATAAATGTATCTAATGATGGAACTATGATTTCTGTTGATAAGAGTATAAGAGAACAGGCTTTAGAAATAGGAGCTATAGATGATGACGATGATGGAAATCCAGATATATTTAATTTATCAGAAAATTTGTCAAGTTTTCAAAACTTTAGAGTAACTTATTTAAATTTTAACAAAAAAGATTTAAGAACTTATTTAAAATTTGAAAATAATTTGTTTTTAACAACAAACTTTAAATCAGATAAAGTTAATGTAACTTCATTTCCTTATTCTATAGTATATAAATTGTATAAACCTTTACCCGATTCATATGAAAATTTTGATGAGTGTATTGTTGTTAAAGAAATGACAAACCCACTGCAAGAAAAAGTAAAAATATTAGATTTTGTTAACGCAGAAGAACCTAAATTAGTTCTTAAAACTCCTGATTTAAATAATGTAGAAAGTCCAGTTCAAAGAAGAGAAACACAATTTAAAACCGAATCTGATATTTTAACTAACGATGTTACAGTATCAACTGCTCTTAGAAATGAATTTTTAAGCCAAAGTTTAGATAGTGTTGAGTTAAATACAGATCATTCA